AGGCTAGAATGTTCAGTCGTTATTTGCTCTTGCAAAAGCGTATAGCCCAGATTCGATCTTGGATAGAAAAGTGTGGGGATGAAGGCAGAGTTCATGGAAAAGTAATGACACTCAAAACAATCACAGGAAGAATGGCACACAATAGTCCTAATATGGCTCAAGTGCCAGCCTCTTACTCTCCCTATGGTACTGAGTGTCGTGAGCTTTGGACCGTTAGTAATCCCCACACTCATAAGTTAGTAGGCACAGATGCTTCAGGTTTGGAGCTACGTGTCTTGGCTTCTTACATGAAAGATAAAGCATTCATTGAAGAAGTTCTTAATGGTGATGTACATACAGCTAACATGAAGATGGCTGGATTAAATGATAGGTCGCAAGCAAAGACATTTATTTATGCATTATGTTATGGTGCAGGTCCAGCTAAGATAGGTAGTATAGTTGGTGGGTCTTCTAAAGAAGGACAAGTTCTTATAAATAGATTCCTTAACAACATGCCACGCTTTAAAAACTTGCGTAACCAAGTCATTGAAGCTGCTGAGAGTGGTGTAATCAAAGGACTTGATGGTAGGTTGTTGCACATACGAAACTCTTTCTCTGCTTTGAACACCCTGATACAAGGAGCAGGAGCAGTTGTATGTAAACAATGGCTTGTCCATATGATGGCTGAAGTATATGCATCAGGTCTTGATGTTAAACTAGTAGGAAGTATTCATGATGAATATCAATTTGAAGTATCAAATCAAGATGTGAAAAGATTTACAGAGATAACTAAGTACTCTATGATTAAGACTACTAAAACCTTAAACCTAAACTGTCCCTTGGATAGTGAACACAAAGTAGGAACCACATGGCTAGAAACGCATTAGTACATAAAGAAAATATGGAGCTAGGATTAAAGACTGAAAATCTTTTTGAAGAGACAGCTAAGAAAGAAAACTTTATAGTACAAAGATCAAGTCTATCAGAGGACAGGTTTAAACATATAGATTTCTTTCTAGAACAAGATCACTTTAAATACAGTGTAGATGTCAAGGCTAGAAAGAAAACAAACAGAGATGATGCCAAGGTTAATGATGAATGGACCTGGATTGAATTTAAAAATGTACTTGGTAGGAAAGGATGGCTGTATGGTGAAGCTGACTACATAGCATTTGAAAGAGCAAATGATTTTCTAATGGTCAACAGAGAAAATCTAGTAAAATTCTGTGAGGATAAAGTTGATTTAGAAACTATGGTTTCCAGAGCTTATCAAGCAGAGTATAAAGTTTATCAACGACAAGGCAGGAGGGATTTAATTACGAGAGTTCGTATGGATGACCTAGCTAACTTAGAAGGAAATATAATTTTGCAAAAATAGTTATTGACCCTGTGTTATTTATCATGTATAATTCGTTTTGAAACCATGCAGAAATATCTGCTATCATTTAAGGAGAATACAATATGGGTGTTATCAATGGAACTGCTTACTGGGCATCAGTCACTATCCCTAACACAACGTACAATGAAGATGGAGAATGGAAGATTGATGTATGTAATCTTTCTGAATCGACTGTGGCTAATCTAATTGCAGATGGCTTGGAAGATCGTATTAAAAACAAGGATGACGAGCGTGGCGATTTCATCAGCTTGAAACGTCAGGTTAAGAATCAACGTACAGGACAGGCTAACTCTGCTCCTGATGTTATGGATGCACAGAAGCGTCCTCTTGTAAATACTTTGGTAGGCAATGGGTCTATCGTAAATGTTCTGTATCGTCCATATGATTGGACTTATCAGAAACGTAAGGGACGCTCTGCTTCTCTTGAGGCAGTACAAGTTCTTGATCTTGTTCCTTATGGTGGTTCTGCATCAGATGCTTTTGATGTAGTTGATGATGGCTTCTCCTCGATGACTGAAGAAACTATTCCTCTTTCATCCTAACTAGGGAAGGGGGAACTCTGGGTGACTAGGGTTCCCCCTATTTTTTATGAAAAATATAGATACATTAGTAGAAGATATTTATTCTTTGTTTGAAGAAGCTGTTCCTGACATGTCTGATTCTGAGGTAGATAAGATTATTAGTAAGTTTGGAGACTCTTTAAAGGTACATCTCAAGGCTTTTATTTATGAGGAAGAGCGTCGAAGAGATTCTTTAAGACTATCTGCTATAGGTAAACCTGAACGTCAACAGTGGTATTCAGCATCTCCTAACTCAACTGTTAAAGAAACTATTGAGCTTGAAGCAAAGGATAAGATTAAGTTTCTGTATGGTTATATTCTGGAAGAACTTTTACTTACCTTGTCTTCTCTGGCTGGACACACTGTTACAGACGAGCAGAAAGAAGTTGAAGTCGAAGGAGTCAAGGGACACCAAGATGCTATTATCGATGGTGTTCTTGTTGATTGTAAGTCTGCATCAGGTAGAGGCTTTGATAAGTTTAAGAATAACTATGTCTCTTCAGATGATCCCTTTGGTTACATAGCTCAACTGTCTTCCTATGCAGAAGCTAATGGACTAAACGATGCTGCTTTCTTGGCTATCAATAAACAATCAGGAGAGATATGCTTATCCAAAGTACACTCTATGGAAATGATCAATGCAGCAGAACGTGTTAAATATATTAAAGATATTATTAAACAGGATACTCCTCCAGCTAAGTGCTATGAGCCTGTTCCTGATGGTAAGTCTGGGAATTATAAGCTGGCTATTGGTTGCATCTATTGTGACTATAAGCGTGACTGTTGGATGGATGCTAATAATGGTAAAGGATTACGTGTATTTGATTATGCAACAAACCCACGTTACCTTACACAGGTTTCTAAGACTCCTAATGTAGATGAAATCGTAAACTGGTAATGCATTGGAAGTACACAGGTAAACCAGACATTGAAAATAAATTTGGATTTGTCTATCTTATTACCAATAAGAAAACAGGTAAAGCTTACATAGGATGCAAACAGTATTGGCATTATAAAAAAGGTAAGCAGTACAGACAATCTAATTGGAAAGTTTACATGGGTTCTTCTCGCTCCTTGACAGAAGATATTAAGAAGATTGGTAAAAGAAATTTTAAATTTGAAATGATTGCTGAGTTTAAAAACAAACGTAGCTTACGTTATTATGAGTGTTACTATCAAATGAAGTATAATGTTTTAGCTGCTGTTCTGGAAGGAACAGATGAGCCAGCATTTTATAATAACTATGTAGGAGGTAAATGGTATAGGCCAGTAGAAAGCTATGAATCAGAATTATAAAAATATAATGAACACTTTAACATCTATTAGCAATGAATCTATTTTTACAGGTACTCCTAACAATGAGTACCATTCATTATTTATGGGTGTTATTCTTAGAGCTTTGTTAGATGTTAGTAAACCTTCTACAAGTGTAGAGCCTAGTAGTATCAAAGTAGATCGTCTAGCTGCACGTTCCTGGTTCTTTGCTACATCTGGAGTTACTTGTGAAAACTTTGAATATGTGTGTGACATAGCTGGTATAAATCCTATGGCTATGCGTTCTGTAGCAACAAAAGTATTACAAAGAAAGGATATAAGTAATGTCAGGAAAGAAATCAATTCTTTCTTCAACAGAGAAAACTGATATGGTTAATAGTCCCAAGCATTATAGGATGCAAGGTGTAGAGGCAATTGATATTTTAGAAATGTCCATGACTGAAGAAGAGTTCTTAGGATATCTTAAAGGAAACGTATCAAAGTATCTACTAAGATATAAACATAAAAGCAAACCCAAAGAAGATTTGCAAAAAGCCAAATGGTATATAGAGAAACTAATAGAAAAAATATAGAGGAGAACCTGGATGAACGAGATTACTTTACCTACAAACTATCAATCCTTTATACACATGTCGCGATACTCTCGTTGGCTTGATGATCAGGAACGCAGAGAGTCATGGGAAGAAACCATTGATAGGTATCTTTCTTTTATGGTAGATCATTTGAAAGAGAATTACGACTACTCTCTCTTTGGTGTAGAGTTAGCTGACATTCGCAGAGGTATGTTGAACCTAGAAGTACTGGGTTCTATGAGAGCATTGATGACTGCTGGTCCTGCCTTGGAGCGTGAGCATATCTCAGGATACAACTGTTCTTATCTGCCTATCGATTCCCCTCGTTCTTTTGATGAGTGTCTCTATATCTTGATGAATGGTACAGGTGTAGGCTTCTCTGTTGAACGACAGTACATCAATAAGCTTCCTACTATTCCTGATCAATACTTTGAAAACACAGACGATGTTATCTCTGTTGCTGATTCCAAGGAAGGTTGGGCCAGAGGTCTACGTGATCTTATCTCCCTCCTGTACACCAATCGTATACCCAAGATAGACACCAGTAAGATACGTCCTGCTGGTGCAAGGCTCAAGGTGTTTGGTGGTAGAGCCTCTGGTCCTGCTCCTCTGGAAGAACTGTTTGATTTCACCATCCAGACTTTTAGGAAAGCCAAGGGACGTAAGCTTACCTCTATTGAGTGTCATGATATTATGTGCAAGGTAGGTCAGGTAGTAGTGGTAGGAGGAGTCAGAAGGTCTGCTTTGATCTCACTCTCTAACCTTACTGATGAGCGTATGCGTATGGCTAAGAGTGGTGAGTGGTGGGTGGACAACCAACAACGTGCTTTGTCTAACAACTCTGTCTGCTACACAGAGCGCCCTGACATGGGCATCTTTATGAAGGAATGGCTTTCCCTTTATGAAAGCAAGAGTGGTGAGCGAGGTATCTTTAATCGCGCCTCTGCACAGGTCAAAGCAGCATCTAATGGAAGGCGTGATGGTGACATAGAGTTTGGTACTAACCCTTGTTGTGAAATTATCTTACGACCTTATCAGTTTTGTAATCTATCAGAGGTTATCTGTAGAGTAGATGATACTATGGATACACTCAAGAACAAGATTAAACTAGCTACTATACTGGGTACATTTCAATCTACTCTTACAGACTTTGGATATATTCGTAAGCGTTGGAAGAATACTACAGAAGAGGAAAGGTTACTTGGTGTATCTCTGACAGGTATCATGGATTGTCCTGCTGTCTATGATGCTTCTCCAGAGGCTCTTCAACAACTAAGGGATGTGGCTATTAAGACTAACAAGAAGATGGCAGAGAAGCTAGGTATCAATCAGAGTACTGCTGTTACATGTGTTAAACCTTCTGGTACTGTGTCACAACTTGTTGATGCTGCCTCTGGTATTCATGCCAGACATAATCCTTACTACATCAGGACAGTCAGAGGAGATAATAAAGACCCTCTGACAATGTTTCTCCAAGATAAAGGTGTACCATCAGAGCCTGACTTTACAGCACCTGATAATGTAACTGTGTTCTCCTTTCCCATGAAGAGTCCAGACAGTGCAGTGTGTAGGTATGACATGGGAGCATTAGCACAACTAGAACTCTGGCTCAAGATTGCAGACAACTACTGTGAACATAAGCCTTCTGTTACTATTTCTGTTCAGGAACATGAATGGCTAGAGGTAGGTGCCTGGTGTTGGGAACACTTTAATTCTTTATCTGGTATATCTTTCCTTCCTTTCTCTGATCATTCTTATAAGCAAGCTCCTTATCAAGACATAGATAAAGAAACTTTTAAAGACTTGACAGAAAAGATGCCACCTGCTATAGATTGGTATGAGTTAGCTAACTATGAGAAAGGAGATACAACCACTGGATCACAAGAGCTTGCCTGTGCAGGTGGAGTATGTGAAATCGTAGACATAGGAGCATAAATGAAAAATACATTAACTTCTTTTTACTTACAACAATATAAAGATACTGTGCCCAAAGGTGATTCTAATATACATGAAGCTATTGATCTATTGCTACATTATATGGGTGATACTTTGGATAAACCTATAGAAGATTATCCTGATTCAGGGTTTACAGATGACTTTGGAGTGGTCATACCACGTTTGGTGTGTGGCGAATGAAAGGTAGAGATTGGTTAGTTACTATACTAACAATAGTACTATCTCTTTATCTATCTTACATCATAGGAACAGCAATTGTTAATACCATATGTGGAGGATGCTTAACATGGAAGTAACACTAATAGATCATATGGGTTCAGACCTTTCAGTGGTAAATGCTGCTAGAGTTTCCTTCTCCAAGGAATCTGAATGGGAGAGCATCACTCCTGCTGGACCTGTTAGTAATCTGTTAAAAGAATCAGATGAGAAGCTGATCAAGTACCTTGCCAAACACAATCATTGGACTCCTTTTGGTCATTGCTCTGTGTCTTTCAGGATCAAGGCACCTATCTTTGTGGCTAGACAACTGGGTAAACATCAGGTGGGTCTGGTATGGAACGAGGTGAGTAGAAGATATGTGGATAGTCAACCTGAGTTCTACTACCCTGAGTACTGGAGAGGTAGACCCACTGATAAGAAGCAGGGAAGTTCTGAAGAGGAGATAAACATTAACCCTTCCACAGGTACAGGTCCATCTCTTCTGAGCGACTATGAACAAGCCATAAGGAGATGTATGTGGACCTACGATGAACTACTTAGGAAAGGGGTCGCACCTGAGATGGCACGTATGGTGCTTCCCCAGAGCATGTTTACTGAGTGGTACTGGACAGGCAGTCTCATGGCGTTTAGCAGGATGTGTTCTCTTAGAATTAAGGAAGATGTACAAGAGGAGACTAGAGACATTGCATCTCTGATAGATGTAGAGTGTTCACATCTTTTTCCTGTGTCTTGGGAACAACTGATAAAACTCTCATAGCTCAACTGGATAGAGCAACAGACTTCTAATCTGTAGGTTGCAGGTTCGAGTCCTGCTGAGAGTGCCAAATAAACAGTTGACTTATAAAAGTAACTGTGGTATACTTCATCTACTTAAATAAAGAATGCTTTAAGGTTCTTTATAATCTTGCTCATAAGGAGAAAAATATGTTTACAACTGCACCTAATCTACCTTCCCATGTATGGAATGATTTCTTTGAATACTCTGTAGGATATGATCAACTTCTTCGTAAAATAATGACTAGTCATAAATACAGAAGTCAGAACAATTCATACCCTCCTTTTAATGTTTCAAAAAAAGACAGTACAAGTTATGAAATTTCTATAGCTCTTGCTGGATTTACTTCAAAAGACATTGAAGTAACTCAAAAAGATACTATCTTAACAATTAGAGGCGAGGCAAAAGAAGAAGATACTACAGAATACTTGGTAAAAAATATAGCTTCTCGCGTATTTACAAAAACTTTTGCATTAAATGAACATGCTAGAGTAGATAACGTATTATTAAATAATGGTATCTTATCTATCA